GAGATAGAATATCCACGTCCTTCAAACTCTGGAAGATACTGCTGAAAGATCGGTTCGTTAATCATCCAACGAACCTGACCAGATAAACTGCTCGGATCGCATTGATATTTAGCACAGAAACTGCCAAGACCTTTGTATCGACCGGCACTGGTCCACTGAATCAAACCATATCCACCAGTAGTGCATTGGGTATAAGACACCCGAGCTCCACCTTCACAGATGTTAGAGATGAACTTACTCTCCTGCTTGATGTTCCCCATCAGTGTAGCAAGGGCATTCTTATCAGTAATTTTTGTTCGTTCTTGTAGTTCTGCAAGTACATACTGTTCCTCTGGAGTGCAGTCTTCACACTGCCAGGTAGGTTCGTATTGTATTACAGGAACAGATACAGGTCCTTCCAATGGTGGAAGTGACGCTGGAATCATGAATGAGAGACCAGCAGCTATAAATGCTTGTGAGATCATTCGTTTCATTACGACAGTGCCTATCATATCACCTATGTAGCCGGTTGTCAAGCCTGGCTCGTATAAATATTTTTATAGTTTGTTCTTTTACAAATGAAGAAAGCAATTATTGCTTTTGGAATGCTACTGATGACCGCTTCTGCAGCAAGTGCAGGCGGACTTGTATCAAAACATGCTTCTAGTATTCAACTTACAGTTGACGCCGCTAGAACGCAAGCGACACGAATTGGTTCCTCATTTAGTATCTCTGGTTCAAACATTGATACTACGGACGGTACTACAGCAGGCACAGTGTCTGCTGGCACGATTACGTCTGGAATATATGCTCCTGGTACTATTGCTGCCACTCAAGACACAGCAGGTGCTGCGTTCTCATTTAGTCAGTCATATACACAGGCTGATGTAGTACCAACTGCTGCTCCTACTGTAGGAGCTGTTCCTAACTTCAGTAATGTAACTTCTTACACTGCTGGTACTGCTGGAACATTAGCTGGTACAATTACTTCGGCAGGGGTAATCGGAGTGACAGCTGGAGGAGCTGGCACGACAGCTACTGGACAATTCGTGAGTGAGATCACTGTAATCGATTAAGGACTGTCATGAAGAAGATAATTCTAATGGCATTTCTATTGGGATCTCCAGCAATGGCGGTCCCGGTAGTACCAAACTTCTCTCAAGGAAGTATGTCTAGCCATACAGAAACTACACAAAAGATAACAGAAACAATTAATAGCATGGATTATAGCACCGGATATCAGTACTCTGCTACTGGTTCTGGTGTATCAGCATCTGGAAACCTCTCCCCAGGAACAGGTGCTTCTAATGTAACTATAGATGGAGTGACATCATCATGGACGGGAGTAACAAGCAAACCATCGTTTCAACAAACGGCACCGGGAGCAGCGTTTCAGTTCACAGAAACTTATTCTGGCCCAGGGCTTCAAAATCATACAATTATTCAAAGAGAAACCGAGGTTACAAGCATAACCGATACCACAAGTATCTTCTCGCAGTAACTTTATTATTTGCTAATCCTTCTTATGCTGAAACTATTGGTGGTGTGTCTGCTACTGCTTCTCCTGTGGCTAATAGTTCAGGCTCCGTTACAAACCAAGCTGTACAAGTCCTTCAGGGACCATATATTACAAACACATACGGAAACGGGATTCAGTGTCAGGGTCCCACTCGCAACTTCTCCCCGTATGTAACTGGAACTACGTCTGCATCTAGACCGTGGGAACCATATTATGACGACCCAGTATACGATGTTACTGATACTATGGGAGCATTTGATGATGATGGAAATGATATTGCAGATGGACGTATTGATAATCCTGGAGACATTCTGTTCACCAAAAAAACTAGAACAGGACAGAAGAATAACTACAGTTTAGGTGTAGGGTTCTCTATGACATGGAGTACACCTACAGATAAAAAGTTACAAGATCTATGTAAAGAAGCAGCAACTTCTAACATCGCAATGATGAAACAACTTACTGCCAATAAAAGATTAGATTTTGAGATCGCAAGACTTAAGAATTGTGGAACACTAATGCAGCAAGGAATTATATTCCGTCCTGGAAGTAAGTATGCAAATGTATGTGCTGATGTTGTGGTAATGAATAAGAATGCTATTAAAGAGCACGTACACTTAATTCCTAAACCTATTTCTTCTTCTTCTGACTCTTCGCCGCAACAGACCGAAGCTTTGCAATCGCTTCATTCCGAAGACGCTGCTCTCCTCGGCGCTCCGTTACAGACTCGACCTTTGGTTTCTTACCCCGAATAGCAGCAACCTTCTTCAGAACTTTCTTCACTGTAGGTTTGATTACCTTCAGAAGAATGTCAGCGAATGGTTTAGCAAGCAGTGCAGATGTAGTAGCAACTACAGCAATACCCCCAGTGGTGATAACAACACCAGTTGGGGGTAATCCATTTAATACTTGTGTGATGATAGGTACATCACCTACCTCTCGGATACATTGGTCTCCTACCAACTTGTATCCTAATACTTCTTTGCGTCCACTATCAAACAGGAACCCCACGGGTTCTTTATCTAACTGTTCTTGAGTAGGACACTGAATGCTTGTTATATTTTTAGATGTCTCTGATATAGGAGGTTGTGGAGTAGTATCTTCTAAATTATTTGGTTGCTCTCCTTTAAATTGAGGAGTTGGTGTCGGACCTTTAGTAAATTTTAGTTGAGTTTTATCATAATCAATTGGACTGAATGATGGAACACCCGCATCACAATAAGTGACTAGACCATTCTCATCATCCGTACCAATAGTTTTAGAATCATTATTAGATTCGTGAGCTTCAACACAACCCGGTATGTTAACGATAGGAGTTCCTAACTGTATTGTGACCGGTGGTACACTTACATTAGTATTTCCAACAGCAGGAGCAGTCCAGATATCAATAGGTGGGATATCTAGTTCTCTGATATTTACGTTAATATCGATCGGTACAATCTCACGAATATCCACTTTACATACCTGGAATAACACCGCCAGTTGCGCCGGGAAGTTCAGGAACTTCTGGCATAGCAGAGTCTAACATCCCAGGAAGGGCACTAGTTACTGCTTCTGTTGCTGCCTTTGTTGCTGCTGCTGTAGCACTCTCAATGAGCGCATCCTTTTGTGTATACAGATAAGCACCACCCCCTACGATAGCTAAAGAAACTAAACCAGATAATAACGCGACACCATTAATCAATTTTTGCATCTTTCTTCTCCAATGTAGGTGCTTGTTTTGAATCGTCTTTCTTTTTAGTCGGAACGACACCGAACGTAGCCAAAGTTCCCGTAAAAACGCTGGCTATAAAAGTCGGATCGATGTTTTTTTGAGGAACTCCAGGAATAGCCACATAATTAAGAGTCAGAATTGATGCTGACCACCCAAGAATAACAACACGGACAAGAGTTGATACACCCTCATCCGCCCACTCAAATTTATTTTCCTTTTTAGATTCCTCTTTCTTTTGTGGAGTTGAGTCCATAAGTAAAGAGCAAGGTAGTACTATTTATTTGATAGGTATTCTTTCTCTTGCTGGTAAGGTACATACTCACCAGTTTTTATCTGCCAAGCATGAACCAGTTCTGGTATTAACCACTGGTCCACCCTAATACACTGCTGCCAGTTAGCAGGGTGAGCACAACTCACTACTACAACAGCAAAGAATGCCTTAACGTGGATCCAGATGGTAAACATTACTCTTTAATATATCCAGACTCTACCAGATACTTTCTGGTAAGAGCAGTGGGTTCATAAACCTCCCACATATTACCACCAGCACAAGCAGCAAGAGCATTCATTGTCATGTTCTCTGTTCTACCTGCCCACTGTGCTTCTGCTTCCCAAGGTACAGCAGAATCAGGATAGGTACGTTCTGCCATCACACGCCAGATCATAGGAACATCATCCTCTGGTTTGATGATAGCAATCAGACTGTTGTCAATCGTGCCTGCCATACAATCTTGTGCTGCATGCCATCCTTCGTGACGCATAACCATCATTAGGATGTTAGGCTTCCCCATAAAGTTCTTATTCAGAAAGAAGTTATTGGAGACAGTATGATAGACACCACGATGTCCTTTCGGAAAATACTTCTCGTCGGCAAGGAATACATTCACTCCAACTTGATTGAGTGAGTGCAACATATTATGAAACTCACCAGTGACACCAGTGAATTCTTCAGTGTTATCATACTCCGATGAGATGTCAAGCATGGAGTTTACTTTCACTACATCATCGGTGCATTCACCTAGTAGCATACATCCCATAGAGTGCATAGTCTTGTATTCACTTTCCCTAATTGGTTCTGCTTGTGCAGCAGGAATAACCAAGGCAGCTGCAGCAAGTGCAGCAAATAATGTTTTGATCATGTAGTGATTAATTATTTGTCTTCATTATACCAGAAATCTTCCCAGTCGTCAATGTCTGATTCATAAATGGGACACGGTTCTTCAAACAGCATATCATTTTTCATACGCCTGACTCGATCTAATAGTTTGTTTATCTCAATATCTATATTCATCTAGAGACTTTAATACTTCGTTTAAAAAATAGTGAGCGCCATCTTGCCACTGCCCAGTCTTCGATTTATGGACATCGGTATATAAATCTGTTTTCAATTGATAAACTTTTGCCAGGATATCATTCTTGGTCAATTTTCCACGAGGCATAATATAATCCTGTATTCTATTATTTATTAAAGAGTCCGATGAAGTATTCTGCATCAACAACCACTAAAGGTTTCTTCCTATTCTTTTTCATGACTACGATAGGTTCATAGTCACCACAGTTTGATGCTGCCTGTTCGTATGCATCCCAGACATTGAGTCGTTCAACGTTCTTACATTCTATAGAGTGTGGGAACTTTTGTCTAGCAGCTCGTGCCATTATCAGGTCTTCCCCACCTGCACCCATAGACCGAGACTCAATGTCCTCTGGATGGACATCAAGCATCTCGATCAACATTTGTCTCACCCACTTCTGTAAGTTACGACCTTTTGCTTTAGCACTCTGTGTCTTCATCGGTCCCACGGATCAGGTATCTGTATCTGTACTTCATTGCTCCTAGTCTCCACGCTTGTGCTAGGCTGCTCGGTCCTCTTGACAGGAGGTCTCTCTCCTCCTGACTGGGTAGGTTTGTTGCGAGCAGTTTCTCTCTCCACTCTAATGCCATGTAACCACCTATAAAATATATTCATTCATTTTCCCACGACTGTGGTACATGTTCTCCCCGAAGAAACTTACCCCAATTAATCATATTAAAATCAATACTGTTTTCCCAACAAAACTTCTGCATAGTTTTCATGAACTCTTGTTCATCAAGTTTAGTCCACCAAAAAATTGGAGTTTGCTCAATTCTGTTCATCTTATCCATAACTTCAAGATAGTTTTGGATTGCTTTCGGTTTTTCAGGGTTCATAGATCTATAAGATTGTTTAAATCATCATGTATAAATCTTTTGTCTAATAGACAAAGATCAAATGCAATAGTAATTCTGGGGTAGTCTTCCTGATGAACGTAAGTATAATGAGGAAGATAATTAGGAAACAGAGTTAGTTTTCCTGGTACATTCTCTGCATGATATTCTTGGTGTTCATCATAAGGATTGCCATATACCGTACAAGTTTTTCCAGAAGTAACAGTAAAGTGTCCTCCAAGATATGTATAAGGGTGAGTGGCATGCAAATGTTTTTGAATTTGCTCTCCCTTTCTCAATACATTAGCCCAACATCTAATACTAACCTTGGGTATTTTTTCCATAATACCAAACAAACTTTTATAGTATTGTTTGTGAAATGTTTTAATCTCTTTATGTAACTGATCAGTGACAGGAAACCCCCAAGTTAAAACATTAAAATGTTTATACCTGGAGGTAAGACTTTCATCACCCAAACCGGTGTTTCCGTCACCACTGGCAGGAAACTTATCTTTGATCTCGTTTTCTTTTACTAATACAATATCAGAAAGAGTATCAAGATCAAGATCAATTTGTTTTTCTGCTATTGTATAGTTCCAGGTTGGAGCAAAGGGAGATCGTGGAGGGTCACTTATAAATTCTCTAGCACTCCACTCACTCATAATTTAAATCCAGAGAATGTTTTTTCACCAACGTCTTGTTTGATACCACCAATGACATAGGACTCAACCTCTGTCTCTTGTGGTGCTACCTGCATAGACTTGGAGTTCAACCAGTGCTCTGTCCATGGTAGTGGATTGTTGTTAGCAGGAATATCATACAGAGGTTTTAGACCAATAGATTTCATACGACGGTTGGCAACCCACTCAACATACTTGGAGAGCAGTTTGTCATTCAATCCGATCATACTACCATCTTTAAACAGATACTCTGCCCAGTTCTTTTCTTCCTCTACACAGTCGCGGAACATCTCAATGATGTTTTGCTCTTCTTCTTTAGCAATCTCACGCATCTCTGGGTCATCACCTTCCAACCATTTCTTAATAATGTTTAAAGTAATAGTCATATGCTGTGACTCATCACGAGCAATCAGTCCAATGATTTTGGCATTACCCTCCATCATTTTAAGTTCGCCAAAAGCAAAGGAACATGCAAAGCTAACGTAAAAACGAATACCCTCAAGAATGTATACATTAACAACTGCTCTATAAAGTTTTCTCTTTAGTTCACGTAGTTCATACTGTGCTGTAGGAACTTCGTCAAGTGCATGTTCCCATTGATTACCAGCACCCCATTCTTGTGCTGCTTGTAGAAACTCATCGTATGCAGAGGTAACACTTTTGGCACGTTCAAGAATTCTCTCGTCGTCAACAATAGTATCAAGAACCTCGGTAGGATCTGGGTACACATTCTTAATGATGTATGTGTAGGACCGACTATGAATCATCTCCATAGTCTGCCAGATATTCATTGCCCCTTCAAGCTCGGGTAGAGAACAATAAGGTGCAAAAGCCATCCCAGGACCACGCCCTTGTACACTATCCAGGAGGATCTGGTACTTAAGGTTGGAAGTGAAAATGTGCTTTTGCTCGGGGCGTAATGTTTGATAGTCTGCACGATCTTTTTGTAATGATATTTCTTCTGGTCTCCAAAAATAACCCAGTTGAGTCTGGGTTAGTTTATCAAATACTGGATACTTAAATTGATCGTATCTTTGGACTCCAAGTGGAGCACCAAAAAACATTTTTTGTTTAGTGGTATCAACTTTGTTAGTGTTAAACACTGTCATACCTTCAATATGCTTTGGACTCTCAACTCTAAATCGCGCAACTGTCACAGGCTTCTTCCTCGGTGTCTAAAATTTGTGTTAATAAGTCTTCTATGGATTGTTTCTCTTCCTTTTCTTCTTCTACCTCATCGTTTTTATTGTCGTAAGTGTTCTGATAATAAGATGTCTTCCAACCATACTTATATGTATTCAGGAAGTCACCTGCCATAACAGATACAGGAACTTCATTGTTCTCATAGTTAGATGGATTGTAACTCCAGTTACCAGAGATTGCCTGGTCGAAGAACTTCTGCATTACGGCGACAACATTAATATAACCTGTATTACTAGGCATATCCCAAAGAAGAGTGTAGTTACTTTTAAGAGTATTGTACTGTGGAACAATCTGCTTAAGAGGACCTTTCTTTGACTTTTTAACGGACAAGTATCCACGAGGAGGTTCGATTCCATTGGTTGCGTTTGACACAACGGAACTACTTTCCGATGGCATCTGTGCGGACAATGTACTGTGTCGTAAACCGTGTGTGGCAATATCGGATCGTAAAGTTTCCCAATCATAGTTGTATTCTGGTGCTACTAGTTCATCGACATCTTTTTTATAGGTATCGATAGGAAGGATACCATCGGCATATTTAGTACGATTAAAGTAACCACATGGTCCTTTCTCTTTTGCAATCTGGTTAGATGCTTTGAGTAGATTATATTGGAATGATTCTGTAAGTTCGTGAACTACTTTCACCGTCTCCGGAGAATCGTACATACACCCTTGCTTGGCAAGGTAATGTGCTAAACCGATATAACCCACCCCAAGAGATCTACGATTGATTGTAGACGCTTCTGCTGCCTTTACAGGATACTGTTGGTAGTCAATGAGTTCTTCAAGACCACGAACAGCAAGGTCACATAACTCTTCCATCTCATCAAAGGACTTTAGTTTACCAACGTTGATAGCAGATAGAATGCACAAAGCAATCTCTCCTTCACCATCAATATGAGTCAATGGATCTGTGGGAAGTGTAATCTCCTGACATAGGTTACTCATATTCACCTTGTCTTTGAAAGATGAATGTGAATTGCAGTGGTCGATGTTCATAAGATACAAACGACCAGTCTCTGCTCTCTCCTTCAGGATATCCAGAATGAGTTTTTGTGCGCCGATAGTCTTTCTTGGAACAGACTGATCTGATTCATAGTCCACATAGCAAGCGTCAAATGAATCAGTACCAAAAGCATCATACAAACCTGGTACGTCGTGCGGTGAGAATAAGCTAATCTCCCCATTCGCAATGAAACGTTCGTAGAAAAGTTTTGAAAGTTGGATTGAGTAGTCAAGTTTCCTCACTCGATTGTCTTCTGAACCTTTATTGTTCTTGAGAACAATAATATCTTCTATTTCTTGGTGCCAGATTGGGAAGTGGACTGTTGCTGATCCTCCACGAATCCCATTTTGCGTGCAGCATCGTACAGTTGATTCAAACTTTTTAAGGAAAGGAATAACGCCAGTGTGTGCAACTTCTCCCCCTCGGATCTTACTGTTGACTCCACGGATTCTGCCTGCGTTGATACCGATTCCCGCACGTTGAGCAACGTAGCGGCCAATCGCCATGTCACTAGAAAAGATACTATCGAGGGAGTCATCGCTATCAACAAGAACACAGCTAGCAAACTGTCGAAGTGGTGTTCGCACTCCTGCCATGATTGGTGTTGGGATGTTGATTTTGTGTTTGGAGATCGCGTCGTAGTATCTTCGGACATAATCGAGTCTCGTAGAAAGGGGATACTCTGCAAAGAGAGTTAATGCAATCATCATATACATGTACTGGGGCGTCTCGTAAACATCTCCAGCACTGCGATCCTGAACCAAATACTTATCTACTACCTGACGTAAACCAGCATAGGTAAACAAGTAGTCACGGTCATGATCGATCCACGAGTTAACTTTGATCCAATCCTCATCACTATACTTATCTAGGATTTCTTCATCGTAGACTCTGTTGATCGTAGCATTATATGCAGCAACATCAAACACAGAAGGCATGCCTTCTTTCCAAATGTTCTTATGGAACGCTTCCTTACGAAGACCAAACAGCAGCAAACGTGCAGCAACAAACTGATAGTTAGGATGATCCAAATCAATAAGATCAGAAGCAGAACGAATTAAGATTTCTTGAATTGCATCCGTGGTGATACCATCATAAAATTGAATCCCTGAACTCATCTCAACTTGTGATGCAGAAACTCCTGCGAGACCTTGACATGCTTCTTCTACCATCTTGTGAACTTTATCCAAGTTGAGAGACTCAACCATGCCGTCGCGCTTTTCTACATTGATGCTCATACTTTTTTCCATTCGTTCAGTTTAAGGGTTGCTTCTAGTTTGCTGTAAGTATTCGATTCTACCACGCTTTGTACGTCGTGACCATACAATACCATATCATTGATATCTTTTTGCGATATAGATTTGGGCCAAATAACTACTGGGTCTCCTTGATCAATGGTACGGATGATTCGTTTAACGATCTCGGCATTTCTCGGTTCATTATCATAGACCCAGACAATATCGCGATAAACCCCACGATCAACATGAACGTCACTTCCACACATAGCAATCGAATTGCGAATGAACGTACTGTCAAACGGTCCTTCGGTGATATAGACTCTTTCATTTAAATTTACCTTATCGAGACCAAAAAGTTTCGGTTGATTCTCATCAAGAATCACCGTTATGTAACGTAGTTTTGTTGCTTTGGATAGTGCTCTACCCTGGAAACCAAATAGTTTCTTATCTGCTGTATAAAGAGGCAGAATTATACGTGGACTATCACCTCTCATGTCGGAGAAGGTTTCTTTCTGTTGATTAGTCCAATCCTTAAATTTAGGACAGTAAAAAAAGTAATCTAAATCTTCAATTTTTCGTTGCTCAAGATATTGTCTTGCCGGGTGAGAAATATTTAGGTCTGAAATCTTCTGTAGTTGTATGTCTTGTTTTGATTTCTTGAATACTGGTTTCTTAAACTCGAACTTTGGTTCTTTAGTCTGACTATTTTTACCAGTTAACCCATCACGATATCTCTCCATAACATACTCGTCATGAAGCATTGTATTATTATCTTTTAAGAAGTTAGTAAATGTTCTACCTACGCCACAGTTGTGACACTTGTAGACATAATCATTCTTTATCTTAAAGAGATACCCTCGTGCTTTGTTCTGATGCTTCTGGGAGTCTCCGCAGTACGGGCATCGGAAGTTATAGAGGTCTGTCTTTACTCTTTTAAATCTCTGCAATGAAGCAGATACCATACTGATATATTTTGTATCAAGATAGCTCACGTATGGAAGGACTTACTGTGCCTATAATAGCAGACGGGCCCATTCTTGTCAACTCTTTAATGAACGGTGGGATCACTTGTAATACTGTCACAAGAGTGGTCAGCACCGCAGTGGTTCCGATCACAAATTTAGTATTACTTTCAATTCTTTTTTGCATCTTACCCATTCTTTCGTGGAAAAGAAGAGCATCTTTATCATGACGAACTTTCATCTCTTCAATCATATTGATGATGAGTTTATCTGCTCTATCAGATTCATCCAAACGATTTTCATGGCGCTCCAAGATTACAGCAACTCTGTTACTGTTTTCGGAGATTGTACCTACTGCTCTTTCGAGTTTGTCAAGCATCTCTTTGGAGAGATCTTCATAAATATCCAGTTTACTTTCAAGAACTGCTAATCTACCAAGACCGAATGCCATAAACTTTACATTCCAGTGTGCGTATTAATACTCAAGTATTTATACATTTCTTACAGCAAAGTCTAGTGCAGATTGATACGTAGAAGCATCTTTGTTTAGCATATAACGAAACTGCTGTTGCTGACTGTCTTCCAGTTGAGCATAGCAGGCAGCAATTCTTTTTGCTGAAAAATTATCTAGGTTTTGTTCAGATCCATCACCAAATTTAATCTTGGCAAAAGAAGTTTCGCCACCCGGATTAAGTTCAGAAGTTGCTACTTGCATTGCAACATCCAATGCATCTTGTTGTGTAGATTCAGTCATAGTATTATCAGTCAGTTCAGTTTGTTCTTTTTTAAGTTTAGATGTTTGGTCACCTGCTTTTTTCTTGAAGTCCGACATACGGGCTTTCATAAGAGTGTCCATCTCTTTAGTCTTATTCATCATTTTAGATTTTGCTTCACCACGTTTTTTCTGCAGATCTTTAGCGCGGTTCAGTTTTTTCATCTGACCGATCTGTTTCTGCGCTCTCTCGGTTTCCGAGGGAACTGCTTCAGAAATAGTTTTTGTTTCTAGTTCTTCTTTCATTTTCTTACGTGTAGTTATACGAGACAGCATTTTCTTCGCACCTTTAGTACGACCATCCACCCTATCCTGGTTCGCTTTTTTATATCTACGATGCTGTCTTGGGTTTACCATGACAAACGCAGGAGGAATTTGCAATGCAGATCCATCTCCCGCCATCATTTCATTCACAGTAGGTTTAATTCCTTCAGACATTCTTGATCTACATCCTTGTTTATAGATTCAGGTAAGCGATTTAGTACTAGTATAAATGCTTTTAATGCTGACCAATGAGTCGCCTCTATCTTATAGAAAAGAAGAGGCGTGGCGGCATCATCAAACACATTATACATCACAATAATATGATTTAATATAAGATGAGTTTTTAATTCACCCTGTGTTTCGTATCTACGAAACAACCTTTTGATGTACTTAATCTTATTTAGATCTTTTTTAAAGTCATCAAAAGTAACTGAACTTGGATTATTATAATGTTTAATAGCAAACATTACCCAGTTATCGGGCGTCAATTCATCAAATTTCATTTAATCATTAAGCAGTTGTAACTACTGCGGTAGCAGAAGTAACTTCGGGAGCACCATTAGTAGAGTTGATCTTGACACGGTAGGAACCAGCATCAGTTTCTGCATAAGAAGCAACGTCAAGTGTGGTTGCAGTCTCACCAGAAACATTTGCCCAACGATTTGCATCAGACAACTTCTGCCACTGATACGTGAGGACGGAAGCATCTCCAGGAGGAGTTGCGATAGCGGCAAGAACAAGTTGCAGAGCATCACCAACAGCAACAGCAGTATCTGCAGGTTGTGTATTGATAGTGATTGCTACGCTTACGTCTGCTGCTACAGCGTCGTCTGCCTGGGTCTCATCTGCGTTCGCTTCAGGACCAGCGATTGTTACTAGCATCTCTGCCTTATGACGGGTGTTACCATCACAATCAGTGAAGGTATAATATGACCACCAACCAGGAGCGTTCAAACCACGAGCCTTATTCTCGGCAAGTGCTGCTTCGGTGTCGTCAATAAAAATTGTTTGCTTTGCTTGTGCGGATGCTGCGATACCAATGCCTGCTTTGGCTTTGTTAGCGTTGCTGTCCGTTCTTCCGTATAGGGACATGAGTTTTCAGCGCGTGTGATTTACCTAATATGTATTTATAAAAAAAAGGGAGAGGCAATATACCCCTCCCAATATTATCACTCTTCCCTGTTTTTAATTGCTGCTGAAACAACTTCAAGAAGTTGATCATCCATATCAGTCTTGGTCAGTTTAACCGCTTTAGCAAGAATAACAAGACAGATCTCAACCATCTTCTCACCGAGCTCTTCATTCTCTGGAATTTTGTTGATTGCATCGGTAATAATCTTTGATGCGAGTGGAAGTAAGAATGCTAACATAATTTTAAATGCATGACTACCTTTTTATTTATCTTTCAACCTTTGTTTTTCAATGGTCTTAAGAACATATTTTTTATGTTTCTTTTTAGTAGTAGCATCTTCCGCTCCGTCTTTGAGGTCAGGCATAACCTCAACGGTAGCGGACGTTACTTTTTTTCTTCTTCAATCTCCTTCTGAAGTTCTGCCTGCTCCTTCATTTTCTTCTTGGTGTTAATCAGTTTAGTAACTTTTTTACGACGAGCATGTAGATACTTGTCTGACTTATCTACATCACCATCGTTGTCAATATCAGCATCTGCCTTACCAACTGGATCAAGTTTCTTTTCACCAAGAACTTCTCTGTTCTTGTCATCGTTTACAACGTGCTCATGAACTTCACTGATCATGATCTCAAGTTCGTTGACAGGAACATTGTGGAGAATCGTATTCTCTCTCATAATATCGTAGTGAGTTACAGTTCCATCTTCGAGCATAGTATGCTCACCAGAAACTACAGAATACTCAAGACCTTCTTTCTTAACTTTCTTTGCACAGTTGTGCTTCTTGACCATCTTACCTGTCTTGGGATCCTTTTCAAAGTATTCTTTGACACAGTTAGGAACAGACTTACCACCCTTCATCTTGGTTCCGGATGCTTTGTAACCCTTCCAGCAAGTAGAAGCACCAACGTTCTTACGTGCTGCCTTCATACTACCTTCTTCGATTACTTCTCTCTCGAAGATATAAGTCTCGCCACCTAACTCAAACGATACTTCTTCTTTCTTTGCAGTCTTTGCAGATTTAGCGAAGGCATCAGCAGCAGGATAGTCCTTACTACCTTTCTTTGCAGGTGCTTCTCCACGCTTCTTTTTAGCAAGGATGTTAGCGTAAAGACCTTTCTTTTCATCGAGGATATCAACATCCTCCTTCTTCATTTTGTGAACTCCTGTGTCTCCACAGTGAGAGCAACCTTTTCCACCACATTCGGGACACTTCTTTTTCCCTTCAGTCTCTTCACGAGCAACAACTTTAGTAGTATCTTTGATCTGTGCTCCAACAGAATACTTCATACCCTGACCTGTACGCAGGTTAGCAGCAGGATCAGGGGGAGCAGCGTTTGTTTTAGGATCCTTCTGGGAGAAGTCATCACACTCTTTCTCTTCCTTACCAGAAAGGTCAGGGATAGAAGTAGATGCATCAGTACCACCAGCAGGACCAGGAGCTCCTAAATCTTTTTTCTCTGGTGTTGGAATACCATCTTCATTAAGATGCCAACCAAATCCAGCGCCGCCTACCCATTTACCATAAGATTCGATCAGTGCCTGGGAGAAGGCATCATTATGTTTTACACTATTGACTGGTTTTTGTCTTTCCATTATTGAAAATACTACTTTTCCTCTCTTTATTTATAGCGTCTGTTACTTGTACTGCTCTGATATCCTTCACCCACGCTCTAAACATATCACCAGATTCTGTAATAGCAATCACGTAGTTTACTCCTGCTCTATGGATTGTTCCCTTATCTCCAGTGATTGAAGACATAATAACATCACCCTCTACAAAGACATCACCTTGTCTGTGCTGCTGACGCAGTGCTTCTTCACGTAGTTTTTTAAAATTTTTCATTTAAAATTTGCTGGTAGATTATTTTTAATTTCCATCATCATTGCCTTACAATCTTTATCTGATAAGGATTGAGGGATACCTGATCGAAAGATCTTGTAGTCCATATTAAAAGCTGCTCTCCTCATCTTTGTACCAGAGATAGCAAACGTGTCTCCATCAGCATCTCTGCTGCCAGAAGATTCGATTGTAATCTTCCTAAAAGAAAAGTCTTTTCCATTGTACTTATGCAAGAACTGCATCGCAGATACTCTATCAGAACCTACAAGAAAGACTACTTCATTATAGTCCGCCATCATAATGTCTTGAAGAATAGCAACTGGTTGTTTTGGACCAGAGTATATTTTACCACGATGTTCCGGAAACATCAAGTTCATGTAATGTAACTTACGATCAGGTGGTAATGGATTACTACCTTTATTGTCTACAGTTTGTGAAATATAGATGCGATAATCATGCTGACCAGCAGCACGTTTTACCCCATTAAAATTTTCTTTATGTCCTGTAGTAGGTGGTTGGAATCTGCCAAACGTAAAGTAGCAGGTCTTACAATTTAACGCCATTGCTTCTGTAAAGTGAAGTTGTTGTATGCAAACTCAAGACGATTGACAAATTTAATCATATCACCATCCTTGTGAAGGACATATCCTTCAGGAGTTGTGACCTTATATCCTTTCTCTGTCTGAACAAAAGTTCTAAACTCTTCAAGGTGATCTAGTTTATCTATAACCATTTGCTTGACTGTTTGCAGTTCTTTATACAGAGCAATCATCGCTTTAAATTTATATACGTTATCAATTACATAGTTTTCACTCTTGTATACTAAAGCAGACTTCTTTGTTCTATTATCAACTGTCTTAATTTTCGATAACTCTTTCTGCATTTTAGCATCGTAAAAGTTAACTAACTCATTAATAGTGTCATCAACATTTGTTATACTTCTCGCGTTCTTAATTTCTGAATTAAAAAATTGTTTAAGGTACGATGATATGTGAAATTTTGAATCTCCCGTAGTACCAAAATTTTCTACAAGATTGTCAAGAAAATCTCCAGACAATTGACACATCCTCTCTATCTTCAGAATATGACTGTCAAACTTTCTTAATTCTGTAGTGCTGAACCCAACTCTATTCATAGGAGTATCATTAGCAATCACAGCAACGTCAGTAACCTTATTAAAAGTATTAATTGGAGCACCAGCTCTTGCTTGCATCGATGCAAGTTCATCCCCAGTGTAATGAGTATGAAAAACTACTCCAATTTTTGATCTACCAACTTCTTTACCGATTGGATGATCTACAGGTATACCATATGTAATAGTATTAGGTCTGAATGTATATAATCTTTCACCATCTATAGTTTCGATTCTTCTAGTAGAGTCAGTGAACATAAGGTCACCTTGAATGACTCCATTAATACCTAATAAACTAAAATATTTTAAAGAAAATTTTAACTTGGTAGCAAGATCTCCATCATACCATTCATCAATTTGTTGGTCAGCAAAACATAGTTTAGGTTGTGTCTTCGCAAAGACAGATTTAGTGCCAACAAAAAACAATCCAGAAGCAGGATCAGTACCACAAATAACAGATGGTGCTCCATCCCATTTGGTTTGCATAAACCCAGTGCTGTCTTGATGTCCCAGCATTTTTTTCAGTTCCTTAAGGAAAGATACAGCAGCTTTGCATCCGTCAACTCCATAGTTGAGCATTTCATCTTCAAGATGTTCTAAATGTTTTAGTTGCTTTACGTTTGCCATTAGGAAACCTTAATGTACGGTGCTGAATTATCAGAAGCAGAAGTTGCATACAAATATATTCTAGTTGACAACTCATCTCTTTCAGTTTTAGAACCATTCATCAAAACATCTGTCACCACCAACCCCAGATATTTTGCAAACTTCCATTGTGGTCTCATCTCTTTAATCAAATCAATATCAACCACTTCTCCAGTTTTAATAATATATTTAGAGTTACTTTTAGCAAGATTTAATATTTTTGTATCTAAATTACCCATCTGTGCTGCGGAAGCAACTGCTGCTGTGTCTGAATAATCTTGAAACAAACCTTTTCCAGATCCATAAACAGATTCCATGATGAAATTCATTACACCACCACCAATCTTACCATGTTTGGCAGCAGTTCCCGTAACTTCACCCTGCCAAGTCTTACCTTCTTTATCAGTTGCTCTAAACTGAACTCGAAAACCTTGTCCTTCTACGTAAATATCCATAGACTTATAAAGAGTCTTTGATCCAACATTTACAAATGGTTTTTTTACCGTCAACGATGCTTTCGTAAAATTATGCTCTGTCAGATTTGCAGCATCACTCTCTACTTTTTTTAAAGACACTCCTATCAGTTTCTTTTCATTAATAAGATTCAACAATACTTTATTAATACCACCCTGAAATATCATTTCATTAGTGATGATACTATTATCAAATCCACCTGCACACATATAGATGTCAGCAGGTGTCCACTTATTAATATTAGAAAATGGTCTGCCTTCTGCTGCGTTTACTTTCTTGAAATGATTTTCTACTACATCAACAATACCTGTTCCGCGATGAAATTTAAAATTGGTGTTCCGGTATTTTGTTGCACCATACAACTTGTTTGCGGTTCTAATACTTGACTTCATCCATGCAGGATCATCAACTAAAAATTTATGAATTTCTTCTACTGATTTATCTGTATCTACTGAAGATGATACTTTCTTCAAATCATCTAAAGTAACGTTATAGTCAGTATCAATATCTTTTTTTAAAGAATATCTGTAAGCAGTAACCCAACACGCTGCTCCTTCAAATAAAGCGGTTGCATCTGCACCTCCACCAGATCCTTTACTACTCCCAAAAGCAGTAGTCTTTTTAATTTTCGTGAATCTAATGTTGGTTAATTTATTTTGTTTTCCATTCTTTTGTATTGCTTGAAGTACCGGTTTGCCCGTATACTTTGATGCAAAATTATTTGTATTTGATTTGTCAGGTGAGTCAAATAACATTTGACCATCAAGAACTTTTTTCATGTCAGACAAGACACTATCAGATGTCATGATAAGTGCTTCGCCGCCACCATCAAGTTCTAATTTTTCTCTGTTGACAATGGCATCATAAAGGATACGCAAGCGAATACCTCCCCCACTGGGGGCATCCTTGCCGTAATCACTCATGGTCATTGCTGCCATATGAAAAATCCTCCCCTAATATTTAGAGGAGGACGAAACGGAAGCGGCTGGATTTGAACCAGCGGTGCCCGTGAAGACACATTAGTTTTCAAGACTAACGCAATAAACCGCTCTGCCACGCTTCCTTGGTTTTTAAATTTCCTTTGGGACAAAATACCATCTTATGATTTTCGGTGATTACATAGTAACCGATAAGTTCAGAACCATCATCATCCCAACCATACGTTAACACTTTTTCTCCAGTAATTTCATGCTTTTTATTTGTGTGGAGATAGTGCCCGTATCGTTCGTGAAGGTTGATCATTGCAGTTCGGTGTCAGACATCTATATTTTATCACGAAACCCTCACAAATGGAGGGTCCTTTATAATATCTTAACGATCTCCTACTGCACGAACTTCCGAGTTGTTAACATTAAACTCTCCACCAGGGTAACGCTTCTTGAGTTTGTTGACATTAGTTTCGATTACCTCATCGAAGGATATATCAAGTGCCATTGTAGCTTGAGCAACGTACCACATAACATCACCCAACTCAATAATAAGATGCTCGCGGTTATCTTCGTTCCACGGTTTTCCTTGGAAGACCATTTTTTTAATGATCTCAAGGAACTCACCCCCTTCAGCATTAATTCCAACACCAGCAGTAAGAAGTCTCTCAATATTGGCACCTTGTCTATCAAGAGCGCCAATACGATCAGCAAAGTCAACGAAGTTTGTAGAAGCTTCTGAAGTAACTGCTGCCACAAATTCTTCATAGCGATTAAAATTGATTGTCATATTGTAAATTGGGAGAATTTATCGAGTCTGGATTGTTTGGTTGAGATTTCTTCAAGTGCTTCGTATGTCTCGTCCTCTTGATCGGACGTGATATCACCTTCAGAATCATCAACATTATACAGCTTCATTTTTGATCTGTCAATGCCTACAGTGAAGCGTCTGTAATAGGCAGCATCGTTGTATCTGTTCTTGAGTTGCTTGATCATGATACGACCTGACTGCTCTAACTCTTCAGTAGATATGAGAGCAAGCATAAGATCGGCAGTAGCGGGAAGACCAAAAGATTCACTAGTATCTGTAAGGTCAACATCACTATTACCAAAACCACTCCGAGTAGTTTGAGTAGCAGTGAACACAGGTAGATCATGCTTGACCGCAAGACCACGAAGTTCTTCTGCAATCGCTTTGACATAGGTGTAAGAGTTAACAATGTGTCCCTTATAGCGAGCAGAAGCACAGATATTTAGATAGTCTATAAACACAATGTTAGGTCTAAAATCTTTCTTCAATGACAGGTCACTTAATAGTGACTCAAAGTGTCCTACGTGTGCAGCAGCAGTAGGATACTCTTTGATAATCAACTTACCTTGAGACTTCCTACCAATCTCATTAACTCTTGATGTAAAGATGTCTTCTGGTATTGAACCGATGTCTTGAATATTGACATTCAATAAGTTGGAGTCAATACGTTCAGCAATCTTTTCTTCTGCCATCTCCATTGTAATATACAATACATTATATCCAATAGAAAGACAGGCAGCTGCCATATGACACATGAATAGTGACTTACCAACACCTGTACCAGCAAGAGCAACGTTAAGTGTCTTGTTAGGAATACCACCCTTGGTGATTAGATTCAACTTATCGATGTCAAAGGGAATCTTATGCTCTTCAAGGTGATAGTAATCGTATCTATCTTTTACATTTTGTACGTAGTCGTGTCCGATGTTTTCGTCGAAAGATACTGCCAGGGCTTCTTGTAAGATACCTGGGATCGCCCCTGGTGATACCTCTGAATCGCCTCCATCTGCGATCTTGATCGACCGTAGGAGGGCATTGTAGACTGCACGTTCCTGACACCATTTTTCAGTGGTGTCTGTGAGCCATCTGGTATCAACCCATTCGTCTGTGAGGATGTCGATCTGTGAAACAGTCTTTTGATAAGTTTCTTCAGTGAGGTCATTTCTTTGTTGCAAGTTGATGATCAAAACTTCCTTGGTAGGAAACTTATCATATGTAGAAGCAAAGTCGTTGATTTCTTCAAAGATGTATTGCTCTACTGGTTCTTGAAAGTATTCTTTCTTCAGGAAAGGAACTACTTTACGAAAGTATTCTTCACTACACAGAAGATTCCTCAAGATTGTCAGTTCCAGTTTCTCCGTCATCAAATGCTCCGTATAAAAATTCGCGTTGTGCCTGTTTGTCTAGTTCGGTAAGGACTTCTAGTGTAAAATATGCTTCTGGATCTTTTAGGATTGCCTTTGCATATACTTTCTTGCCGTCGATTTCATAACGACCAGCAACGTTTTTCCACAGTCCTGCTCTTTCACCTAGTTCTAACAGACCATAATATTTTTCAAGTCCACGTTCATCGAAGAATAGTCTTGTTTCAATCTTGGAACCTTCTCTCGTCAGACGAGACTTTTTAGCCTCGCATTTGATAATGTTTCCGACGAGATTCGTTCCATCCTTCTCCTTTTTCTTTCCGAGATAAACGATTGTGCTAGCAGAATACTTGAGTCCGCTACCACCACCCATCTCTTTTGTAGGGACATAAGAACCGATGACATCATAGGTATGATTGGTAACTAACATAGGTATATTTGCCTTACCAAGTTTTAAGGTTAGGATACGGAAGCATGACTTAATCAATTGAGATTTTGTCATGTCACGAACTTGTTTGTCGTCCGTAGCATCTTGAACCTCTTTGTTGGTTGCTAACATACCAAGAGAGTCTAGCACAAACATCAGTGGTTTGCGTGTTTCTTTAGGTTGTTCTACATATTTGTCGATGATCCTGACCGCCTGGGTCCTGAACTCCTCCACTGTATTGACAGGAAAGATCACCAGACGCTTCGAGTCGATACCACGACTCTCGATCATCTGTTTACTGATAGCAGACTCGGTTTCAAAATAGAGGACGCCAGCGCCAGGATCAAGATCAAGGAAATTACGAACGACAGAAAGACAAAAGAAAGTCTTTCCAGTCCCTGATTCTCCTGCAAGAGCAGTGATCTTATTGGAGGGAATACCTCCAAAAATGCTACCACTAACCAGGGCATTAAAGATATAACTACCAGTATCAACAAAAGTTTCAACGTCACCAGCAGCAATACCATCAGATGCAAGAGAAGCAAACTCATTTTTGCTATCCTTAATTACTTGTGATAAAAAATCCATATTATGTGAATGATAAAAGTGATACTGTTTTTTTACTCTTCCAACCAATGCATTTTAATACATTCTCTAGTGGGCAGAAGAATGATTTCTCAAATTGTAGATTGTAATCAATATACTTTTCTACATTGAGCTCGTTTGGTATGCGACTCATGAAAGAAATAACGTTTTCCCCAATAGGATTTGGTTCTTTAAGATATAAGAATTTAATCTTCTCTCCTTCTTGAATACGAGCATACTTGTTCTCTACATTATACTTGTTAATATAGAAATTGTAAAGCAACGCTCCCCTAACGTGAATAGGAGTTCCCTTTTCATAAATGTCATGAACACTTTTATATTTGGAAAGATTATTTACACCACGAGGGAATGCAATGTTTGCATACTCTTCTTGACGACTATCTTTTTTAACTTTTTGAATGAATTCAATGACATCATCGTTACTACCATTGATAATAATGGCATAAGCTTTCTTAAGTTTATCACGGAAGAATGCGGGAGTAGATGAACGTGCCGTTTCCATACCACAGATCTTCATCTTTGGTTCATTGTAACGTACACCCTCACTATCCCAGACGTTGAGGATATATCGCTTCTTGGCAGTCCAGATGCCACGGTTAGCGATGTTCTCCCGCTTCATCTTCATCTTCTGCGCGTATGCCCGAACATAAGTGGCGAGTTCTTGGTAAGAACTTTCAATAAACTTCTCAAATTCCACTTCACACACCTTGTCAAGGAACCCAACAATGCTCTCATCATCTGCCTCTCGTCCGGCGAATACCTTCTGCACCAAAGGACCGAGGTTAAGATACATAGAATCGGTGTCGCAAGCAATAACGTAATCAACATCATTAGTTTTCAGAACTTTGTTTAAGTAATCATTGGTCTTATTACTAATCCAACGAATAGACAACTGACCAGATGTTGTAATCGCTTCTGCAATCTCCAAACGATAGTATCGGAAGTGTTCGTTACCGATAGCACCATAAGCAGAGTTGAGTTGGATCTTCCTTGCCATCTGAATGTTGTTACATCGAGAGATTTCTTTCTGCAACTGGATGGTAGGAGTCTTTTCATACTGCTGCTTGGCAGCGAGCATCTTCTTCTTGTAAATGGTACGTTCTTGATAGATTTTATCCATCAACTCGGGCAAGAAACCATGGGTCTCTGTAGTGTACAGGGTGCCGTTAGGACACACTGTCTGCCCCTTTAGGTCAGACAAGTCAATCTCCTTGTTCAGCAGTCTCTCAACGTTCGCTGACGGGTGTTTAGTAGGCAATAGCGTCTCTGGCGAGAGGTTGTATTGCATAATGAGGTGAGGGTATAGGGAGTTGAGGTCAAAAGAGACAACCCAGTCATAGATCCCCGGAATAGGTTCCTTAACATACGCACCAGCATACTTATTATCCTTTGTACTTTGACGTTTAGGTGGAATAGCAACGTTTCTACGAGCAAGATAAACATAGATGATGTTATCCCACATACGAACCTGTGAGTATACATCTTCAAAGTTTACCTTGGCATCATATGCCATAACCACAGCAAGTTCAAGTAGTTTCATCTTGTCATCTAGTTTATCAACCAGGCGAACGTCAATGATGTTGTACTCTACAAACTTCTGCCAGTCATTATCGTAGAACTCTTTGAAGGTATCATACTCACTGTGATCCAGTTTCTTCTGTCCCAGTTCCACAAATGCAATGTGGTCCAGACGATATGATTCTTGGTTAGTGTAAGTAAACTTACGATACAACTCAAGATAATCTAATGTAGATACCCCAGTGATATCATAAGCAATATTCTTACGACCTTTAATCCAAACTTCTCTGCAGTATATGTTCTTCCAAGGAGACATAAGTCTTGCTACTTTGTCTCCAAGCAAACGTTCAATGCGCCTAATAATATACGGCATATCAAACAGTTGTACGTTCCATCCAGTAATAATATCTGGATAGTTTGAAGACCACCAGTGAAGGAATGCTTTTAACATACCTTCTTCCGTCTGGAAGTGCATGTATTGCACATCCTTCTGGGTATTATGAAACGGACGAGTACCGAATACAGAAATCTTACCGGTGTGAGAATCTTTAATACTGATCAACAATATTTGCTGGTCAGCAGCTTCAATATTTGGAAACCCATTCTCTGCACCAGTCTCAATATCAAGAGTAAAGACTCGAATCTGATTGACATCAAATTTCATCTCCTCGTCAGGATATTCTTCAAAGATATACTGATTTAAGAAACGTGTTTGACCACAGATCTCAAAGTCAGGTATCTCTTTATGATCTTCAATGAACTGTTTGGCATCTTTGATGGTGCCTTGCTTAACTTCACGGACACATTTACCATCCAGTGTTTTCCAATCAGTGGGTTTCAGTGATGGGAGATATAGAGTAGGATTATATTTTACTTTGTCCTCAAATGCTCTACCGTCCTGATATCCTCTTACATAAATGTTATTTCCAGATTGTTCAACACTGGTGTAAAACTTCATTAGTCCTCTTTGTCTTTCAAATCATAATATTGGGCGGCGAACATAGCACTTGGTTCTGTAATCAAAGTAATGTCAGATGACCTTACAGTAAGTTCGCGCTCATCACTGTAGGGAGGAAATGATGTAGCACCATTCTCCGACACTTCACATGGATATTTTAGCACACAGTCGGGATCCCCAAACTCAACATCAGGAATCTCATCAACCTCGGCAACAATCCAGTGACCATCAAACTTCAGGAGTTTCAGCATCTTCATTAATTTCAGTAGGGACAAAACCGGTTTCAGCAGACACTTCAGTGCGGGTTGCAGAAGATTCAAGTGCTTCTGCTTGAGCAACGGTATTCTCATATGCTTCCACCAGTCCATCATCAGGAGTGCCGATGGTGAGAAGAGTAGAAAATGCTACTCTGAATTGTGTATCAGAAGAGTAAGGAAGCCACTTGGTAAATCTTACCTGAACTTCTTGATTGGAAGGATCACCAACAGTTTTTTCCACATTCAAAATGTATGGGCGCTGCATAACCAGACAAACTGGTTTTCCTTCAGGGTCATTATTCTCTCGGACTTCTTGAAGTTGGGCAATTACACGCTCACCTGTTGTGAGTACAACAATTGATACTGCAGACATAGTTTTTTAGTAACGAACATATGTATGATAGCATAAAAAAAGAGGGGTGTCAACTGGATTGTGCCAGTTACCCCTCTGTCATGCGACGACGATATACCTTATTTATTCAAGCAACAATTCTTTTTTTGAATCCGCAATAATATTGTACACTGTTCTCTTTTGACTTTCTGGAATAATTTTTTCAAGTGATACCTTTAACAACCCATCTTCAAAACTAACATCATGAACTTCAATGTCTTCAGATAATTGCCAGGTATTACAGAATGATCTTTTTGATAATCCTTTATGAATATATTCTACTGTAGAATCTTTTGGCGGACTGACACTGGTAATTTTGAGAATGTTTGATTCTGTTGATACTTCAATTTCTTCTGGTTTAAAACCTGCAAGAGCCATTTCAATTTCGTAATTCGCATTATCGTATTTGATAAGGTTGTAGGGTGGATAACTTTTATTGTGACTGGACATACTATCTAGTCTTTGAAAAATTTCATCCATCCCAACGTAGTGAGGCACATATAAATCCCAAGTGTTATTCATTTTTAATCTCCTTTAATAAGCGAGTTTGTTTTGCATGGACCCCGAAGGCATCCAGTACTAATTATAACACATCAT